TTCCTTGGGTTCAAATCTGGTCGCACGGATTCCAAGGTCCAGGTGGTTGGTACATTGAGAATTCTCTCACAACTCTTGGCAAAACTGACCCCGTTTCTGAGTACAACACAGTTCTTTGGAATTCTGGCGTTGAAGCCAACAAGGAAATTGCTCGTAAGCAGAAGCGCAAGTTGACCTATATCGCAAACGTTCTTGTGATCTCTGACGCCAAGCGTCCGCAAAATGAGGGCAAGGTGTTCTTGTTCAAGTTCGGAAAGAAGATTTTCGACAAGATCAAGGAGCAACTTGAGCCGCAGTTTGCTGATGAGACTCCAATGAATCCTTTCGATTTTTGGAAGGGTGCAAACTTCAAGGTCAAGATTCGTAACGTCGAAGGCTATCGCAACTATGACAAGTCGGAGTTTGAATCTCCTGCTGCGTTGTTCGATAGCGACGATGCGAAGATTGAGCAGGTTTGGAAGTCTGCATATTCACTCAAGGATTTCTTGAAGGCAGAAAACTTCAAGTCCTATGATGAACTCAAGGCGAAGTTGGATAAGGTTCTTGGTGCTGGTGGCGTTGCTGGTGCATCTGCAAAGCGTGTTGATGATGAGGAAGCAGCCGCTCCTGTCATTCGTTCTGCTCCAGCCAAGAAGGTCACTGCTGAGAATGTCAGCGTCGAAGATGACGATATGGCATTCTTCGAGAAACTTGCTGCTGAGTAATTTCGATTAGAAAACGGTAGGTGTTTTCGGGGGGACTTTAAGTCCCCCTTTTTTATGCTCTGTAAGAACTGATTGCTGCTTCTGGATTCGATGTGAATGGGAATTCCGTTGTAGTCTTTTTTGTCACATCAACAATTTTTTGATTCAATGCGCCAACTGCAGCAACCATTTGATTCTGTACTATATTAACTTGTCCCAAAGCGACTTTAGCCTCAATTGCTGCTTCAACATTTTGTTCTACTTTTGGTTTATCTTCAGCAGAAGGTATAGTAGCAACTGGTGCATTTGTAGTAGAAACAGTGAGTGGTGGTGGTGATGTTGTCACAGCATCGGCAGTAGCGACAGCAACTCTAGTTCCAGTAGAATAACCACTTCTCAAACTATTAGCATAGTATACGGATGATTCATTCCCACCTTCCATTTGGATTATAGCCGCCATCACTAATGGTATTTTTGATTCTGGTATTTTTTCATAAGGCTGCACACCTGATGCGCTTGAAACATAATTTATGTATTTGCGCGTATCATTTTCACTTTTTGGTGCATACTCGCTGATGAATTTTTCTAGTGTGTCGCCTCTTCTGATGTCGAGTCTGATTTGCGTTTCCAATGCACGCAATCCAGCCTCTCGTGTTGGAAATATAGCAAATCGACCATCTGACCCTACTGCTTCGCGTTGATTTGCGAATTCTATATTTCCAGGATTGTTGTTTCTAACAGCTCGTGTTGCATTTCTTGGACCTGTCGGTGATGTTACACGAGATTGTCCTCTGCTACCAGCTGTCGTGTTTTGTGAACCTCGCGATGAACCTTGCGTTGCAGCAGTAGTAGGTGTTCCTTGCGCAGATGTGGGAGGAGTTACTGCAGGTGATATGAAAGGCACTTTACCTTCGTGGATCAGTTCAAACACTCTTTCTCCAAGATCTCTAATAACTGTATCTTCGCCTTCATCTTCCTCGAGCATAATTGCTAAAATTCCACCAGTAATTCCACCAACAATTCCACCTGCTAATCCTCCACCAAGTGTTCCTATAAATGGGAGTGCTAGTGTTCCACCAGCTGCACCCGCAGCGGCACCTATTGCTGTTGTAAATCCAGTAATTCCAACAGTTGATATCAGTTGCGCATAACCAGTTGTCATCTTTTTCTTAAAATCTTCTTCGTTCATCTTGCCGCTTGCGCGATTTGCAACATGATTGCTCATTTCTCCTACGGTAAAGGCTACATCCGCAGCACCAAGACCAACAGAAAATTTACTTAATCCTCTTAATACTGGTAACAATTTCGCCCATTGACTGAGTAAACCACTATCCAATTGTCCCTGTTTTCTCATTCTTTCAGCTCGAGTTTTCAGAGCTTTGTCTCTTTGTTCAGCTGTTTGCTGCAATCCAGGTGCATTTAAATCTTTATCCTGTTGGTAAGCTCTGAATAAACGTCGCTCGTTTTGTCTTTCTAATGGTATTTGAGCAGTTCTATTTGCTATTTTGTTCTCTAATGCTCGTCTTTGGATAACTCTAGCTCCTCGACCAACACCAACTGCAGCTAGTGGTGTAAGAACTCCTGCGCCCACACCAACTAATCCTGGATCAATTAATTGCCCAGTTGTTTCTGCTAAAGGATTAGTAATTTCTTTACCGTCGTCGTCATAATATTTTGGAGTTTTTCCCTGAAGTCTATCAGTAATTCTTCCACCGCTAGTAAGTGCCGCTGCAGCAAGTGTTCCCAAACCGATTGCACCAATACCAGCACCAGCCACTCCTGCTACTGCTGCCAATGCTGATGGATTTCTGGCTAGTATTGGAAGAAGCGAACTCAATAAACCTGATTCATCTTGGTTTGTTTGCGCGCCAGCACCAGTTTTCTTTTTTGCCGCAGCACCGCGTGGTCGTACACGAGTTTTCTTTACATTGCTGAGTTCATATAATTGTTTTTCAATTTCTTCGATTTTAGTTTTAACTGTTTTCGATGGTAACATCACTCTTGTGGCAAACCCAGCACTAGAGTTGAAGGACATTTTTCTTTGTCCACGAAAATATCCAAGTTCAGAATATAAGTTCATAATCAATTGACTGTTGCGCTCTGCAATTGATGTCAAAAGGTTCAATCTGTTATTGATTCGAGCGAATGTAACCTGTGTGTAGACCTTAAACTTCTGATCATTCATTTCTCTCTTACGATCTTCTTCGTCTTGTGATTTTTGCATTGGAGTTCGTTTTCCATATGCAGTTTGCGCAACCGTTGCCAGAAATTCAGATTTTGTAATTATTCTCACCAAATTGTAAACAGAGAAACGCATAGCCATATCTTCTCGAACCATCATTGAGAATGCCGTTTTTAACGGAACATTCTTTCGTGATTGTATTGTGTAAAGATTAGTTGCTATGCTTGCTAATGACATTATCTTCTCTTACTGCGTTTAATATTTTTAAACATGTTCTTTAAATCGTTTTGAGATTCAACATTCCTTTGTTTAACTTTCTCCGTTTCTTCTCTAACCCAAGAATTTACCATTGAGATATACATATCGCGTTCCCATGGTATCATATTTTCAAGTTCAGTCAAAGTATATTTGTATTGGTGAGTTAGCGTAAACATATTGTTATAGTAACTCTTCAAATTAGCATCACGAAAGGTTAGATAAAAAAATCGTTGAGTCCCTCCAAATGTAACTTGTGTTCGAACTCACACTTACTGCATTTTGTATCAATATCATATTCAATCTTTGGCAATTTTTCAAAAAATGCTGTGATTCTATCAAATTGTTCTTGAGTTAATGATTCCAAAAACAGAACAAATTCTTCTTTTGGCGATTCATTAACATAGTACATTCCATTTTCATCGAACACATATTCAGTGCAATCATAAATCATATCAAACACTGCATTGTTACTTGGATTTTGAAGCATCAAATCAACGCTCTTAAACGATCGAAGAGTCGGAAACTTCAATTGCAATCCAATTTTATCCGTAACATATACTTTTGTTGGCACATCATCATTAGGTGGCTTAATGTCAAGAACATTAATACCAACTTGCATCACATTTTTACATTCGACATCAACCTCTACTCCATTTTCATCTGGTTCTTTACCAACCACATTACGGCAAATAAAGGCTGTTTCAACCTTCTCTCCAATTGATCTTGCTCGAATATTCAAGAACAAATACTCAATATCAAAAATTGGAAGTTTATCAATATCAACATCATCAACTAAACAGTTATTGATGACTTGTTTAATCGTCTTATAAATTGATTCTTCATCGCTGCTCTGAAGAGCCATCAATAATAACTTTTCTTCTTTCACCAAGAAAGGTCGAAATTTTACTGGTAGTGGATAAGATAATATCTTCAATTCAAAGATTGGTAAATCTATTTTTGGCAATGGCATATCAAAACCTCATTATGCGTTTACTATTCCTGTACTTGGATCTGCGAAAAAAGTTATTGAACGTTGCGAAGAATATCGCTAAATCTGACTGTTGCATCAGATAAGAATACCTCATAAGACTCATAAAAGAATGTTACTGTCATTTTTTGGAATCCATCATCAGCCCAATTTGAAGGCATCGATGCGAAATTTAATGGGTATGCATTAAATAGTTTTACTGTAAAGGATTTGGATGTAGCCCTACCTGCTATTCCCGCTGCAGTCAAATTTGTAAATTCCTCAAATGTAGAAAACAGTCCTCTGTCTCCTACTGTGTCTTCAAATTGAAAAAGTTGAATTTCACTGCAAACATAATCGTCGAAATACTCATTGTTTGTGCTTGTTGGTGAGATATTCCTAATCCAATCTGAGAAAATTTTATAAATTGGTAACTTGGTATTGTGATAGAATGTCAATGTAACTTCGTTCATATCACGTTGATATGCATTCTTCATCTTAAATCGACCAGGAATGCGGTGTTCTGTTGTTGTGAGCGTCTGCCCTGGAAATTCAATTGAATCGCAAAGAAATGTGAATTCTTGACTAGAAATATCTAACTCACCGCTGAGATCAGTAACTTCTGGTAAACTTGGAATTCGGATTGCAAATTTAGAACTTTTAAGCAAGTTCTGATTAAGCATTTTGCTTGGATCATAGATCCGATATGTCGGAGTACTTGCGCTGACAACAACTTCTTCTATTTCTGGATTTTCAATTTCTGTAGCCATTAACGATTATACACCATCTTTGCTGTTGGAAGAAATATCGCAGTTTCCCAATTATCTGGTTCGATGTATATGAGAGACGACATGATATGATCTGACAAATATCGTTTTACACAGCCCTCGATTAGTTTATATCTTCTAGATTTCGAGAGTAGATCATATGACAAACGGAAAACGGTCGTGTCGTCATATTTATCGTTGTTTATGAAGTCGTGTAGTCGATCAATGAGAACAAGGCGGCTGTATGGATCGAGATAATGTAGATTCAATCCAAGGAACCCATCGTCGTAGATTTCAATTGGTATTGTTAGCGGAAACTTATCCCACACAGGTAGAGTATCTTTATATTTTGGATCATAATGAAACATGTACATCTTGCCAATGAAGGCGCGAGCCGAGATTCGAGTAGCATCGTTTAAGATGTTCGATCTATTTGTCGGAATCCTCATCTTGGAGATTTTACCTCCAAGCCACGCTTTTGCCGCCTCTGTTCTTGGTCGAACACCCGCAGCGTTCATTTCTTTATTTAATTTGTCGAATAGCGATGGCATTAGATTCCTAGATCCTTTTCAGTGATAACTTTAAACGACCAATTTCGGTCTTTACAATATTCAGTAGCCGCTTTCCATTTAGCCTCGTTTATTCCATAAGTTGCAACTTCTTGGATATACTGGCGTGTGATTCTCTTCTTTACTTGCGGTGGAACTGCCTGTTTCAGCGGCTTCACCTCTAAAATCATTGCTTCTTGCACGCCATGTCGATTTTTAACTCGAACGAAGAAGTCTGGGAAGTAACGATGCCACCTTCCATCTATCGGGGATAAATACGGTATAATAATCTCTTCATTTGACCACTCAATAACATTTGGGTCGTCATCAAGGCGCACCATGACTCGGCGTTCCCAGAGACTTCTATACCAGACGCTCGTAGGATCACCTAAATATTTATTGGTATTTTTCGGACTGAATTTACCGCTGTAAGCCATCAAGTATTTATAGGAACATTTAATGTCAACACTGACAGCAGCAGAAATTAATCGGCAATTTGACAGAGCAATTGCTAATGCACCAACTCAGGCTGCAACATTGAATGAAGCAAGAGCAAAAGCACTATCAGCGATAGGAGCACGTGCATCTTCAACTAGGGGATCTTCAGCTGGTGGTATTTCTGCTATTAACGAGGTTCCAGCAGAAACACTTGAACAAGTTACAACAACAACAACTGCTGCTACAAGTTTCAGCAAATCGGAGTTAGGGATATTAAAATTCCCTCAAAGTTTAGAAGCTGATGGTTCGCCATATATTCTCTTTAAAATATACGAAACAGTAACTGGATCAGTTCAAGTAAGTGATGCAACAACGCAATCAATCCGAACTGGCGCTCAAAGCCTGGGAGCTGCTACAGCCGCCATTACTGCTGCAATTCCTGCAGGAGAAGAACTAGCTGCAACTGCGATAGGTGCAGCAGCTGGTGGAG